TTGTTGCGCATGCCCTGGAGCTGGACCTGCTGCTCCTGGTGCTGCTGTTTGAGCCGGGTTGCTTCACGAATCGCGGCCTTGAGGTCGCGGGTCATCTGCCGGGTCGGCACGCTGGTACCGGCCAGGTCCTGGCCGAGTGACTTCACGCGGTCGCGGGCGGCTTGCAAGGCGGTACCGGTTTGCTCGCTGGCAGCGCGCAGGGTGCGCCAGCTGCTGACATCGCGCTGCTGGTCCTGCAGCACCTTCAGCTGATCGCGGGACTCCTTGAGCGCTCGGCCGAGCCCGACACTTCCTTGGGTGATAGCGCGAATGGGACGTGTGGCGCGGTCAATGGCCTGGAGTACCACTTCCATCTTCAGGCTATTTGCCATGCGTTTGCTCCCAGCGTGTGATGGCCCGTTCGCGCCAATCCATCAGTTCAGAAAGGGGCAGCGGATCCATGTCCGCAGGCCCCCAGTGAAAGACGATGGCCAGGTCAGCCATCGCGTCGTCTACGCAACGAGGGCAGCTTCTCTGTCCGACTTCTTCAGCAAAAAACTGCCGACCACCACGCCGCACTGGAGCAGGTCAGCGGGATCCATGCGGCCGATCTCGATGTCAGTCAGGGTCGGGGTGGTGATGCGTGGCAGGACCTTGCGCAGTGACAGCACGTCCATTTGGGCCAGGTCGATCAGGCTGACGCCGCGCAGTTCACCGCTGGCGGGCTTGCGAAGAGTGATGGTCTCGATCGACGTCTCTCCTCGAACGATGGGGGTGTCGAGGGTGATGGTCTCTTCGTTGAAGTTCTTGGCCGGTTGGGTTTGTTCGGTGGTCTTCATGAGGTTGCTCCTTGGTGCTGACGAGGCTGCTGGCAGGAAGACCAGCGGCGGTTGGTGTTAGATGCCGATGGCCTTGCGGTGCTCTTCGAGCATGTCCTTGCCGTCAACGACATAGATGAAGTTGAGCAGGTCGATCTCGATGATTTCTTCGCCGTCCACGGTGAGCTTGTAGTAGGTGAGGGCGGAGGTGATCTTGTGTTCGGTGTCTTCACCAGGTTCGGCATCGCCGAAGTCGACTTCTTCATGACGGCCGCGCATGACGATTTCCACCGCGCTGACTTCGCCCGTGTCATCACGCTGAACGGACGCGGCGAAGCGCAGTTGCACGGCATCCACGCGTACTGCAGCGAATTGGCGCAGGGCGATTAGGTCCCAGCCGCCGAGGGTCCACTCCAGCTGAATACCGTCGTCGCTGTGGCCGAGGTCGACCTTGACTGGGCCTTCCATGCCGCCGCCCCGGTAGGCTTCGAGTTTGCGGCCGAGGGTGGGCAGGGTGAGCGACTTGGCCACGCCCAGGTAGCTGTTGCCGTCGTTGAACAGGTTGAGGTGCTTGAGTTTCTTGGGCAGGGCCATGGTCGGGCTCTCCTACGGCGCGGCCGGGGCCGCGCGGGCAAATGGGATCAGGCGTTGACGGCGGCAGCGAACTGCACCAGGTGGCGGTCGGTGATGCGCTGGCGCAGCAGCAGGTTCTCCAGCGGCGGTACCGGGGTGTAGTCGTAATCCAGGTACAGCTTGCCGGCCTTGAGGGTGTCCTTGTCGTTGGCAGCCTCGTCGTACCAGCACTCACCGCCCAGCAGGTAACCGTTGCGCACCAGCTCGCGCATCTTGGCGTTGATGCCTTCGACGATGTCGCGGACCAGGCTCGGGTGCATCGGCTTGTCGACCGCCCAGAAGTGCCCCTCGGCCATGGTGTCGGCCAGCACCTGGGCCGAGCGGGTGTAGTTCTCGAAGGCGAACAACGGGTCGTCCGAGCAGGTGCGCGAGCCCCAGAAGCGGAAGCCTTCGCGGCGGATCAGGGTGGTGACCTCGTCGGCGTTCAGCAGGCCGGCATCGGTGGCGGGGTTCTGCAGGTCGAAGAAGATGTCTTTGGACAGGCCCGACACACCGTTTACCGGCACGTTGGACAGGGTCTTGTGCCAGCCGACCTGTTCGTCGAGCTTGGCGCGCAGGCCCAGGGCACGGGCTACCGCGGCGGCAGGTTGTGCGCTGCTGGTGACGGTGTCCCAGTTGATGAAATCGGGCCAGATCAGCATCAGTTCACGGGCGCCGAAGCCCGCGCGGTAGGCCAGTGCCTCCGACACAGTCGCGCAGTCAAAGCAGTTGGCGTAGGCAAAGCCTCGCAGCTTCTGGGCAATGGCCACCAGTTCGGTGGTCACGGCCAGGTTGTCGAGACCAGGTACACCGAGGATGCGCGGTTTGACGCCGAGCTGGGCCTCAGCAGCCAGCAGTGCCTTGAGACCGGTGTACTGCCCTGTAGGAGTGACGCCGCCTACGATGTTGGTGGTGGTTTCCGCCTCTGTTGCGCCTTCGGCGACCCGCACCACGACGGTGACCGGACTGGCCTGGTCGGCGATCGCGTCCAGGCTCTTGGCCAGGGTGCCCGCTTCACCGGCTTTGCCGGAAGCGGTGAGCACATCGGTCAGCAGGACGGGTTTGTTCAGCGGGAAAACGGTGGCGTCGGCATCCTGCGCAGTGCAGACCATGCCCACCACGGCAGTGGCGACGGTGCGAATGGGGCGGGTGCCCTCGTTGATTTCGAGGACGCGTACACCGTGATGGTAATCGGTGGCCATGGGAGTGTGCCTGTGCAGTTGAATGACACTGCACAGGCTGCCGCGCGCGTGTTGGATCGGCGAGGGGCGGAGCTTGTAACGCGACTACTTACAAGCCGCAGGGCGGGTTATTGGGCGTGCTCGGCAATCCAGGCCGGCGCTTGGGGACGGTGATCTGCATCGGGGAACTGCCCAGCAACAGGCCAGTCACGCAGGCTCTTTCGGTAGGCGTACAGTTCGGCACGTTGCTCGGCGCTGATGGGATAGTCCGGCATCACCAAAAAATCAGTAGCCGCAATCTGTGCGTTCCGCCACATGCGTTCCGCGGCATGTGCCGCCTCAAGCTGCGCGGCCTCATCCAGCGCCCAGTCAGCGCCATCCCAGGTGTAAAACGGGCCGGGCTTCGGCGCCTTGGTCACCCCATCAGGCAGAGGGCCAAACGCCTCATGGGCCATCGGTCTACCGTCTGCGGTGCTGTAGACGATACCGCGATGATCCGCCAGCAACACCGGCTCGCCTTCCTCCAGCACCCACACAAAGCCCTCGGCGGGAGCAACCAGCTCGGCGTCCAACTGAATGGCCTCCTCGGGCACCTGTTCGCCGATCCCCGGCACTACAGGCAGCGTAATGGGGCCAAAAAGAACGCCACCCAGCCCAACCAAATAAATTGCAGTCATAGATACCTCAGATCAGTTTGATTCGACCGGGATAGGCAATGTTGCGCGGCCTGGTGACGCCGCCGTGGTTGATCAACTCCCCGTCTGTCAGTGTGCCGAGTGGCATTGAGGTGGTAGTTAGGAATTTCACGGAGGCACCGGCATAGTCGGTGAACGGCGCTGTATCCATGCCCAGTTGCTGCTTCTGGGCATAGATGTTCGTGGCAAAGACAATGTCGTCGCCGAGGCTGTTGTCCCCTTGCACCAGCGAACCTTTTTGCCTTGAGCCAGCGACACGCCCAGGGTCAACCCCTCGTGACTCATCGAGCATCCGCACGAACTCGCCACGGGCCTCGGGGCTGCGGAAGGTTGTCTCCCCGTCGCCGGACGTCCAACACCCTTCATTGCCAGCGCGTAACGCTTCAGTGGTCAGCATCCCAGAGGCTTGTGCGTGATCCCACAGCCACGGCCATTCCGCTCGGTTGTAGGTATGGCCCATGTGTCTACCCCAGCCACCCGGCTGAAACACGGTAGTCGTTTCGAACACCGACCGCCCCAGAGGGGTGTTGTCATAGCGCGCAATAGGCCACCAGTTGCCCGCGCCATCACTGCGCAAATGCCACCAGTCGCCAGATCCCATCAGCACGAAGAACGGATAGCCTTCAGCGCGCAGATGGGTGTGGCATTTGATCTTGTCGGTTCCGCTCGCCCGCACAACCAGCCGGTTACCGCCGTTATCCGTGCGCCGCACCAGATAGTCACGAACGCCCAACGCGGCATTGTTGGCCGGCAGCGTGTAGGTTCGAGCGCCAGCGGACGCGTCCAGCAGGAGCATGCCGGTATGCTGGGCATTCAGCACAGTGTCAGTATTCAAACTGGTCACGCTGCCCCGAAGCTGATATTGCGTATGCGGGTCAGACTCCTGCAGGTGCGCCGCAAGAGATGAATCAACATACTGCCGCGTAGCCAAAACGACCGCCGGGTCAATCTTCAGCTGCACATTGGCCGTGCTGGTGACGATGATGTTCAGGCGCACCACCTGAGTCTTGCCGGTGCCCTGACTGAGCAATGGCTTGAAGCTCGGTGCGCAGTTGGCCACCGCCACCAGATCGCCGTCGCTGTCGTAAAGGCCAATCTCCCGAATCCACCAGCCGCCCACGTCCGGCGGAATCACCTGTTCGGCAATGATGATGCTCGCATTGGCGGGATCTATCTTCAGCTGATTGAGCGGCGCACGGCGGCGCTCGTTGATCAGTCTGGTTTGAGTGCGTGACGGAATTGGATCGGTACCGTTTGCGTCACCCACACCCAGTTGGGAAAAGGTCCAGGGCACACCCATGGCGTCCGCGTTGGCCTGCTTGGCCTCACCCGTAGCAGTGAGGATGGCAAAGAACTGGCTGTTTTGATCAGTCATGGATAAACGTCCAGGGTCTCGATGGAGTGTTCACGGCCTACTGGGCCGAATGTGCCTGTCACTTCGATGTCTCTTGAGAGTGGGGGGTAAACGTCAATTTCGTCGCCTTCGTACTGGGCTACCGCCAAGCGCAAGCGCCCGCTTGTGCCAAGGGTGATGGCCAGACCGGTCAGATGCCTGGTCAGCGGCCGTGCGTCATCGATCAACCAGGTGAGCTCTTGGTACATCTCTTCGGTGATGCCGGTATCCAGCACGCCGATCTTCAGTGCGAACGTTCCCGGAATACCTTCAGGTACGGTCTGGAACCATTCGACAACCTCGATCAAGTACCCAAGAGGCTCGACGACCCGGCGCAGCGCACCGATGGTCCCTTTACGCGAATGGATGAAGTGCGACGAGCGGATGGCCGATCGCTTAGCTGCCTCGGGCCAGCGGCTGTCCCATCGATCGACCGAAAATGCCCAGGCCAGATAGGGCAGCAACTGCAACGGACAACGGTCCGGGTTGAGCAGGTCGCGCAGCGGCACAGGTACCCGTTGCAGCTGCGCCAGCGCCTGAGCGGCTTGGCGCTCCAGGGGCGTGGCATTACTCGGCAACAGAGTCATGGCTCGCTGCCTTGGGAAAGGGTAATGCTGGTGCAATAGGGGGCTTGGGCACTTGTGGCATTCAGGTCAACCCAGTCGTCGAGCTCGACTTTGCGCACACCCTCAACGTGCAATGCAGCATGGATCGCAGACTCTGAAACCTGCATGCCAAGACGGCGCCGTTGATGGGTGTAGGCCCGTAGCTTCTGCTCGGCGGCAGCGAGAATCGGCTCGGCTTCCGGGCCCTGGGTTTTCAGGAACAAGCGCGCATTGACTTGGTACAGCAAAATCTCGGCGCCTTGGACGGTCAAGCGATCGGCAACCGGTCGGCGGTCCTCATCATTCAGGTAGGTGCGTACCACGTCGAGCAAGGCAGGGCTGGCGGTTCCGTCGCCGGTGATCGATTGAACGGTCACCACTGCCACCGCCGGTGATGGGCTGTCGGCGGAAGCGTCGGCGACTCGGCCGTCAGCGCCGCGCGCATGGAAGATGTAGGAGTTTCGCGGCCCGGCAGTACTCAATCCTTCGAATGCCATCTGTGCGCGTTCGCGCAGGGCATCGTCACTTTCTTTCTCTTCGGGGATCGGCGGCACAGCCGTTGGGTTGGCCTGACGGATCACCAGGCGTTGAACGTTGAAGTTGGCTGCCACCTGGTCGAGGTCATTGCCACGGGCTGAGCTGAGCATGACTGCACGCGACGCCTCGTTGACCCGCTGACGCAAAACGGTCTCGCGGTAGGCACTTTCTTGCAGCAGCTTGGTGAGCGGCTCGGATTCCAGTTCCAGGGTGGCGGCGATCGCTGCCCGTTGATCTTCTGGCCAGAGGGAGACGGCGTAGGCTTTGCGTTCGCTCAGGATCAGCTCGTAGTCGATTTGCTCCACCACGTCAGGCTGGGGCAACTGAGACAGGTCAATGGGGGTGAAAATTCTGGTCATGCCGTAGCCCCCAAGGTGAGCGGAACGCGCAGGCTAAAGGGTTCGTTCGAGTCGGCGAGGGCCCCTTCGACGTCGAGGATCGCCTGTCCGGCTATCTCGCCCAAGCTGAGCTGAACACGACTCAGGCGGATACGCGGCTCCCAACGCATCAGCGCGGTCGCGGTGGCGGCGTAGGCCTGCAGGCGAGTGGCGCTGTTCAGCGGCCAATCAATCAGGTCAACCAGTTGGCTACCGTACTCCCGGCGCATGACGCGGCTGCCGAGCGGTGTAGTCAGGATGTCGGCAATGGACTGCACCAGGTGCTGGCGATCGGCGATGGTACGACCGGTGTTGGCGTTCATGCCGATCATGGGACAGGCGCTCCAGAGTTGCCCGGCCCCGGTGTAACGCCAGAGGTGCGGTGCTTGACCAGGCTGATGCCGTTGGCGCCGGCGACCACATCCTCGGACACGGTGACCTTGCCGGTTACGGTCTGGTTGCCCTCTTGGGTGTAGTCGCCGGTGTGATTGATAGGGCCAATGATGTTGATGCCGCCGGTGCTGGTCAGATCAGTGACGCCGCCCTCTGGCAGGATGGCGCGCAGCCGGTGGTCGATGCTGTCGTACTCGATCACTGCGCCATCGCGGTACGTGCGGCGGTGTAGGCCTTCGCGGTCGCCGTTGGCTGGGATCAGATCGCTGAATAGCCCGGTAATCGCTATGCCCTGGGCGAGTAGTCCCGATGGGCTCAGCAGCACGACCTGCTCACCCACGGTGGGCGGGTCCCATTCGCGATCGGCACCGGCGCGCAGGCTCAGCCACGGGCGCCAGGCGGTGACGATACTGCCGCTTTTCACCTTTACGCGGGGCGGCTGCATCTGGACCGCTTCGATGGTACCGAGGCGGACAAGGTTTTCGATGAGGCGAGCGAGTTCGGCGATGTTCATGCCGCTGATGCTGCGATGCGCGCGCGTGAAGCGCACGGCGCGCGGTTTGTATTGAGCCTCGCTACAGCGGCAGGGTCAGCGGGTGAGGTGATCGAGCAGGCGGTCGCGGATCAGTTCGAGGTCCTGATCACTGAAGCCCAGCAGCTCACGGCGTTCGTATTGGATATCGGCCGTGCCCTTGCCTGGGCGATCGCGCAAGCCCTCCTGGTGGACCCTGGCGATCCGTGTCGTGCGCGCCAGGAAACCAATGGCGATTGAGTTCGGCGTGCTCTGCAGCTTCAGGTGCTTGGCTTGGCGTAGCTTGGTGAACATCTGCCGCTTGATCCGCCCGGCCTTGCCACGCAATTGACGTGGCTTGCGCTTGGCATAGGGCGTGCCGTCCGGGTTGCGTTGCGCCGCGATGCGTTGTTGCTGGTTGCGACGCAGGTCCCGGGCGATTTCCTGATTGAGCTTGCGGCGGGCACCGGGCTCCAGTTTGGCGAGCAAGGCGCCGGCCCAGTCCTCCAGGGCGTGAAGATTGTCAGTCATGACGGTTCGGCTGCGGGCTGGCGATATCGCCGCCATCTCGGGCGGAGCTCTGCCAATCGGCGAGGAGTTCGTCGCCGGCGTACAGCTTCCAGGCTCCGGCCGGCAGGTATGGTTCGAGCTGGGGCTCGTTCGGGTGGCTGGTCTGCAGGGTACCGTCGTCCAGCTTCTTGACGATCACCCGCTCGGTGAGGGGAAGCTCGATCGACAAATCGACCTTGCTGTTGTCCAGGATGTCGGCCTCGAACTTGATGGCTTCCTTGCCCTTTTCCAGGTTGGCGAGCAGTTCATGCTGGTTGACCATTAGCCAGGCCAGCAGCGGGATCATCAGGGCATCCGGGTGCCCGGCAAAGTCAGTCAGTATCACGTTGAGGGTGTACGCGTACTCGAACGACAGACCCACCGCGGCGGTGCTGCGGACGGTGCCGTTGTCGATGAACACCAGCAGACGGTCGGGGTCATTGCGCAGTGCCGGCACGGCGGCGAGCAGATGGTTGCGCAGGGATTCGGGCTTGTTCATGGCTTCGGGGTTTCCTGCTGGGCCTGGTACACCGTATCGACCTGGGCGGCGCAATCGGCCCATGCTGCCTCTACCATTTCCACGTCGCGCAGCAGCTCGCCGTTAGCGGCTGGTTTCGCTGCTGGCAGGCTGCAGGGCACGACGACTGGACAGCCACTGACGATAACCTGCGGCTCCGGTGATGGCGGGGCGCTCGCGCAACCGGCGAGCAGCAACAGGCAAAGGCTGGCGGGACCAATCGGCGAGTTCAGCGTTTTCATGTTCGAGCTCCTGGATCTGGAGGAGGCTGGCGGCCAGGTCCTGGCGCAGCTGGTTCTGTGTGAGTCGAAGGGAGGCTTGGGCGGCGCGCTCGGCCTGCACTTCGCCACCCAGGCGAACGATGGTGGCGGCTTGGCGATCACTGCGTTCCTTGAGTGTTTGCAGGCGTTCTTCGGCATTGGCGGATCTGGCTTTCTCCACCTGAAGGCGCTGATGCTGCCCCCAGAACAGCAGGGCCAAGACAGCCGCGGCTGCGACTGACAGCCCCCACTGGCGCAATGGGCTCATGCCCGGTACCAGCCAGCGGCGTTCATCGTGGCCACGTCCAGGCGTCGGACGTCGGCCATGACTACCAGACACTTCACCCCTGGGCACGCCAGATGTAGGGCTTCGGCGAAGGCCTGGGCGAGTTGGTGGTCAGTACCTTCGGGCAGTACGAACACGTCGCTGTCCTGGGGGCTGTGCTTGTGGATCTGGGCAATGTCGAGCATGTGAACTCCTGGACCGTTGGTTGTGGGTCACGCGGCGTCGAGGGTGCAGCCACAGTCGGCGTACCGTTCGTAGGCACGTTCGAGCTTCACGTCGTACAGGTTCCGGGCGTAGGCGGGGCCGTTATAGAGCTTGGCGAACTGCGCCCACTTCTTGCCCTTGAGGGCTTTGTGCAGCGCAGGCTCGGCTTCAATGAAGCGGACGAAAGCGTCGAACTGCTCGTTCTCGTCCTGGGACATCCGGGTCACAAAATCGGCCAGACTCGGATAGCCCAGGCGCTCCCAGTGGTAACCCATGATCTGGAAAGCGCCCCAGCTGGCTGACTCGTCGGCGCGTTGTGCATCGAGCATGCGGGCTTGTGCCAAGCGCTGGTGCTCGCCTGCTCCACCGATGTAGCCGCCGGGCCGTGGGTTGACCAGGTGCGGGTGCGAAGCGGCCAATTCGTCAGCGTGATGCTTCAACTCAGCGACGATATCGCCCTCATGCCGAGGCATCGCCAGGCGGTTGTACATGACGTGCCGCTCGAAGAGGATCTTCGGTTTGCCGTTGGCCAGGAAACCCTTGCCCTGACTCTCCACCTCGTTGACGGCATAAATCGAGGCGAGCTCGACGTCTAAACGCTTGGCGCCGGCCAGCAGAGTGGCGTTGCCCAGGAGCAGCCGACAGTCACCACCGAGCAGTGCGGACTGGGTTTTCTCCCCAGCAATACCATCGTCGACCAGACCGGATCGGGCCTGGAAGGCACGCACGGCCTTTTCGGTGGCGTCGCCGAAGTCACCATCGACGGCCAGAGTCGGTTTGGCGCCGGCTTGGTTGAGCTGTTTTTGCAGCAGGCTAACGGCTTGGCCACGGTCGCCGTGACGCAGGGTAGGGGTCATACGCTTGGCCTCAGCAGGGCGGCGACATTGCCGCGCGATCGATAAATCAGGGTGCACAGCAGCACGGCGGTAACGGCCTGCCACAGGCTGACTGGTGGGCGGTACAGCAGCAGTTCAAGGCCGCACATGCACAACGCGGCACCGAACAGGCTGGCCAACAGTGAAATTCCGCGCCGGTACCGGGCACTACCCCGGCTGTAACAGGCCAGCCGCAGGGCACCGAGCAAGTAAGCGCTGGCGGTGATCAGCGGAATGATCAGGGTGATGATGGACATTTCAGCTCCCCCCTCTGATGCGGCGCAGGATCTCGAACAGGTCGGCCTGCTCGACCCAGAGCATGGCCTTGATGCTGATCGGGATTACCACCAGGGCGCAGGCAAAGGCGGCGCCGCCGCTGTTGATGAACGGAACGACCTTCAGGCCGACCGGTGCGAACAGATAACCCACACCAGCCGAGAGCAACAACGAGCCCAAGCGCTGCCAGGTCTTGAGGTCGCGCTTGATGCTGGTAACCACCCAGGCACCGAGGAGGGCACCGAACAGTGCTTCACCATCAATTTGCGGCACTGCAGTGGCGAGACCAAGGCCCATCAGCAGGCCGGTAATGGAGCTGGAAGTCGGATCAGCCATGGTTCGGGGTCCTTTGATTGGCGGCGGTCAGTCCCATAGGTTCACCACCTGGCGTTGTTCAACTTGGGGCGCGGCAGCGGGCAGGGTGACCTGTGTGCCGTGCGGAATGATGGGGCCGTGGTCGGCCAGGCCGGGGTTGGCGTCGAGGACGGTCTCGGTGACACCGGCAGTGCGGCCGTAGTAGCGCCAACAGATGGCGTCGACGGTGTCGCCCTGGTTGGCAATTACAGTGGGCATCACAGCAGCTCCACAGTGGTGTGGCTGATACCAAGCAGCGAGCGCAGGGCCTTGCGGCCATCGCGGCGCAGCTGGTCGGCGGTGGTTTCTTCCTCGGTGACCTTCTTCTCGCCGCTGTTGGTGGCATCGAAGCTGCTGTAGCGCTCCACCAGTTCGGCCAGGGCGTTGCAGTAAATGACGCGGCGATAGAGGTGCAGATTCTGGCTTTCGCCTTTGATCTTTTCCGCGGGCACGTCAGCCAGGCTGTTGAAGCCTTGGGCGATCTGGGCATCACGGAAGCCGGCAAGCTCCCGGTTGGCCTCGATCATGGCATTGACGGCGGCGACTTCCAGACGGTCGTCGGTGACGGCATCGGTAATGCGCATGGCGGCGCGCAGGTGCTGGCCGTTGATCTCAGGCCAGAAATCACCATTGCTGATCGGGAAGGCGGTAGTTGGAACACCGCCGGCAATGAATCCGCTCATGCTGGTCGCTCGAATAGGTCGGCGGTGGTCGGGACTTCACAGCTGGGCCAAGGAGTAAACCTGCTGATCCGCCCCGAGCCGCCGGGTGCGTGGGGACGCTCGGTTAGCCGGCAGTGCCGGCGTGTTTCTTGAGGAGGCGCTCGGCGCGCTCCAGATCTTTCTTGCCACCGCAGCTGCTGTGCAGCTCGATCGCTCGTTTCAGCAGGTCGACACCGGCTTGCAACTGGCCCGGTTGCCCAGGGAGCTCATCGGTGATGTCCTCCACGGTGGCGCGGCCGAGCGCCAGGATCAGCTTTGCGCGGGCTTCGTCCGGCATGTCCTGGTCTTCGGTAAGTGTGGCGGTCTCGGTCAGGATCTCCCGCGGGAAGGTGCCACCGGCTTTTTGCGCTTTGAGGGCGGCAGTGGCTACTTCCTCGGCCACCAGGCAGCCAGTGGTGCGGTTGAATCGGTCGGGCATCAGCAGACCGTGTTTCAGGACGTATTCAGCAACCTGCAGACCACCCGTAAAGTCGCCGGCGTCGAAACGCCAGACCATCAGGGTGGTGAGCACATCGTCTTGGGCGCCCTGGCCAGCCGAGAGCACGCCGTCAACATAGGGCACGTATTCCGGCAGCATCTCGGCCTTGAGCTTCGCCTTGCCCTCCCGGGACTGCACCTGTTTCAGGCGGAACTGGTCCTGCTGCAACTTGGCAAGCATCACCTCGTAACCGGTGGCGCCATCCATCAGGGCGGCAGGGGCGACGGCTGCCGCCTCCTGGGCTGTGCGTTTTCGCAGCTGGGTGCGTTGGGCAAGGGTCAGGCTCATGGCTTAAGCCTCACTCGGGGCCGGGTAGGTCATGGCTTCGATGTTTTCAACCAGGGCCACGGCACCGAAGTCTTCAATGACGTAGGCGTCATTGCTGGACTGGTAGTCGGCGATACGGTCGAACTCCGGTTCGTCCTTGATGTGTCGACGGCGGGCGCCTTCCTGCCAGTAGATGGAAAGGTTCTTGAGGAAGGTGACCATTACGGTGCCTTCGGGGAAGAACGGGGCATCGACCACCGGCAGGCCGCCGAGTCGCGCGCGGCTGACGATTTCCTGAGCGGCGTTCTCTTCCTGGTTGGACGCGGCGCCTTTTTCAACGGCCTTGAGCAGCTTCTCGTGCATCAGATCGCGGCTTACCAGCACGACCAGGTCGGGGCGGGAACGATGCCAAGGCGAGAGCAGTTGGATAGCATCGAAGACCAGGCCGTCGATGGTCTGATAGTCGCCGCTGATCTCGGTATTGACGCCGGCCACCTTGATGACCTTGGTACCGCCGACGGTTACCTTGCCCGAACCTTGCACGCCTTCGTCGATGACTTGTGCAGGGGCAGAAGTGCGGATCTTCTGCAGCCAGCCGATGTTGACGTCCTGCAGGAGCGGGTTGGTGGCACGGTCGGTGGCTACCGCGGCGGTGGTGCCGTTGAAGCCGATCATGATGCGGTCGAGTGCTTGGCGATCGACGATGGCGTTGGTCAAACGCACCTGGAAGTCGGGGAACTTAGCCCAGGCATCGAGCAGCGAGTAGGGGAACGCGGTGTCGAAGTTGGTCTGCTTACAGGTGTAGCTGTCCTTGGTCAGTTGGGCGACATTGGCCGGGTTTCGACGGTTACCGCCGGCGGTGTTAGTGCGGCTGGCGACCGGGCCATTTACGCCAGCGAGCAGTGCTTCGCCTTCCTGATCGTTGACGCCGATCAGGTTGATGGCCTTGAGGAACAAGCTGGATTCCTGCATGGCACTTTCCAGCGTTTGCTGCACGCTGGGGGCGACGTTGAACTTCTCGGTGGCGCTGGCCACGCCATTGAGCAGAGCGATCTGCGCGGCCAGGGCGGTGAAAACTAGGCGGGTTGCGTTACGCATGGGGTGTTCTCCGGGGGCTAAGTTGGGTCAGAACTGGGTCAGCACTTTGCCGTCGCCGCCGGTGACGGATGGGCGATGCTTGTGACTGTGGTCTTCGGTTTCACCCAGGCGCTTAACCAGGTCGGTGAACTCTTTTTCCAGCTTCTCGAACTTGGTTTGCAGGTCCTGGCGGGCTCTCTGTTCAGCAGCGAAGGCGGTCGCTTGCTCGCTGCCATGGGTGGCCAGGCTTTCGATCAGTTCGCCCAGGGCGGCGAAGCTGGCGGCGTCCTTGCCATCCTTTTCCTTGCTCTTGCCGAGGAGTTCGCCAACTTTGTCCTTCAGCGCTGCGAACATGCCGGGGGTGTCGGTGACCTCCTCGAATTCCAGAGGGGTCTCTTCCGCAGCGGTGAACAGGTTGTCCTTGTCCTTTTTGCGGTTGGCAAAGGTGCCGTGTTGAGCACTGAAGGACAGCGCTTCGGTACCGAGGCTGGCCGGTGTGTCGGTGATGGCGAGGCCGACCAGGTAAGCCTTGCCGCTGTCGGCGAACTTCGGCTGTACCTCGATCGAGGTGTAAATCTTCTGACCGGCTTTGTTCAGGGCGAGCAGGGCGGCATTGGGCTCCAGCTGACCGAACAGGGCCAGCTTCTTCACG